GAGTTCGTCGCGGTGCATCCGTTCCTGGATCTGGGTCTTGGCCGTGTCCTCCAAGGCCTCGGCCGCCTCTTTCAGTTCACGGGCATCCCGCAAGTCCGAGGCCATCCGCTGCCAGTCCTCGGTATTGATGATCGTCAACTCGCCCTCGATCTTGGGGATGTCCACGGCCTTGGCGCCAGCCGTATCGGGCGGCTCGATCTCGTTCTCGACCCAGGACCAGAACTCTTGCTCCCGCTCAATCATGGTCGCAATCAAAGCCGGGTCGGCTTCGAGATCAAACCAGATCAGGTCCCAGTTCTCGGCATTGAACAGCGCGAATGATCCCCAGCTGTATTCGTAGACCGCCAGGTAGTGCATGAGCTGGACGGTCATGTAGTCGGGCAGGCCGTGGGCCTTGACCTTGGCGATGGATTTGAGACCTGGACATTTGACCTCGAGGATCCCGGTCGAGGCCACGCCGTTGACTGCCAAGATCTGCCGATCCACGTTCCCGATCATGAAGTGGTGTTCGGGATGGCGCCGCATCGGCTGGCGTCGGATTTTGCGGCCGGTCTTTTGGGCGTACTGATCGGCGGCGACCGGCTCTAAAACCCGTCCGCGCAGGATTGGCCCGCTCTCTTTCTCGGGGTCTTGGGCGAGGCCGGTCTTTTCCAGCCACAGCTCACGGATGGTCTTGTACGGGTTCACGCCCAGGACCACCGACGCGTCAGAACCCCCGATCCCAGTCTTGCGTTCTTGCAGCCACAGTTCTCGAGCGGTTGGATCGATCATGATTGCACCCTTCGGAGCAGCCGTGCCCCTTCTCGATCGAAGGCCCGCTGAATGAATGGCGGGGGATCGCCGGCGATGTCCTTGGCCTTCCAGGCCGCAATCATCTTGCGGTCCAGCCAGCGCCGGCTGATCTCGGCCGGAGTCAGATACATTCCCCGCTCGTGTTCTCGCCGGGCTCGGGCTGCCATCTTACGGGCACCATAGGCACTTTCGGCGCTGATGTCGGCCCGACTCATGGGTTCTTCGCCGTACAGTTCGTGGAAGGTGTCCATCGGAAGCTCCTTGCTACTACTGGTAGAGTACTACTAATTAGGTAGTTGTCAAGCGCCAATCGGAGGCTGTGCTATGATCTGAGGGAGACCCCCATGAGCCCCCAGACGGTACTTTCGGCCTATCCCAAGGCGCTCCAAGGCGCAGTCGATGCCTTGGATCTGGAGGCCATCGGTACCGCCGCCGCCATCCTGTTCGAGGCCTGGCAGAACGGCCGTTCGGTCTTCGTCTGCGGCAATGGTGGGAGCTGGTCTACCGCCGAGCACTTCGCGGCCGACCTCCGCAAGTGGAGCCGAATTCCTGGCTCTGGCGGTGTCCGGGCCCAGGCTCTGACGCTCGGACCCCTCGCCACCGCCTACGCCAATGATCACGAGTACGCCGAGGTCTTCAGCCGCCAGCTCTCCGACCTCGCCCAGTCCCACGACGTCGTGGTCGGGATCTCCTGCTCCGGTGCCTCTCGGAACGTGATCAACGCCCTGAGCCACGCCCAGCGTTTCGAGGGCCAGAGCATCGCCCTGACTGGCCGGGAGGGCATGCGTCCCTTCTGGATCGGCCGCCTTCCGATGACGACCGCCGATCTCGAAATCCGGGTCCAGGCCGAGGACATCCGCATCATTGAAGACTGTCATCTCGCGATCTGTCACATGCTGACAGGCGAGGTAAGGGATCGAATTGCCCAAACCCAAGAGGCCGAACGCTTCCCGGTGACTTGACGTAATCTCTTGTCATGGCTCAGTGCAACGCAAAGTCAAAGCGCACAGGTAAACAGTGCCGCGCCCGGGCGATGCCAAATGGCAAGTGCTACCATCACGGAGGGGCCGCGCTAAAGGGTGCTGCCCACCCCAACTTCAAAGACGGCTCGCGCTCCAAGTACATGCCGAAGTTCTTGGCCCCGGCCTTCGCCGAGGCGCTCAACAATCCTGAGCTGCTCAATCTCTCGGAATCCATCGCCGGTCAGGAAGCGATTGTCCGAGACGCGTACGATTCACTCGAACAAGGAGAAGCCCCCACTCGCCTCGTCGGGCGCATCCGAGCCGAATGGCGGGAGTTCTGGAACGCGACCGGACGCGGTGATCAGGAAGCGGTCGCCGCTCATCGACAGCGGATCGGGACTCTGCTCGGCCAGGCCGCGACTGTCGCGGCGACGATCGAGCGGATCGGCAACGCCGAAGAAACCAAGCGCCGGCTGGTGGACACCGAGATCAAGCGCCGGGAAAAGATGCGGGAACAGATCGTCTTCGAGGACGCGGTTTTGCTCTACAATCAGATCACGCAGGCCAATCGCCAGGAGATCCTAGAATTCGATGGTCTTTCGAGAGAAGACAAGAACCGGCTCCTCAACCGAATCGTCACACGATTTGCGGAGATCGCTGGCCTCCCAAATCCTGCTCGGCCTGCTTCCTGACGAGGACCACGACCGGCCCTATACCCCGATCCCCGGCTGGCCTGATCTTTCCGAATACCGCAACTCCGAAACCGGCAAGCGATACGAGCCTCACTCCGAGGAAGAATTGGCGTGGGTGAAAAACCACGACAAGAAGAATCTTTGGGCACTCGGCGGCGAAGGCGGTGGGAAAACTGTCGTCGGAATCATCCGGGACCTGGAACGCGCTCGGCGCGGCTGCTCGGGGGCCATCACGTCGCCCGATCTCCCGCATTTCACGCGCTCTCTCTGGGCCGAGATGCGGCGCTGGCTGCCTTGGGATTTCGTGATTGCCCCTCATCGCCGTATGGCTTCCCGGCATTGGCAGCCGACCAAGCCCTTCATGCTGGTCTGGGAGACCGGGGCGGTCTGGTACCTGGGTGGGATGACCGAGAACGATGTCATGGCGTGGGAAGGCCCGAACATCAACTTCTGGCACATGGACGAGGTGAGGCGCCACGGGTCAGACAGCGGGCTCAAGGTCATCGACGGACGAGTCCGGATCCCGGGCCCGCTCGGAGACCAGCCGCAGGTCTGGTTCACGACCACCCCGCTTCCGAAAGGCTCTTGGATGTGGCGCTACACCGGGCCGATCCCTGAAGACAAGGAGGCATTAGCGCGGGATGACCGCCTCGAATACAAGCGCGACCGGCTGAAACTCAAGCTCCCGACCCGCGGCAATCTCCACAACCTGACTCCCGAATTCTTGCAGAAGCGGGCCCAGACCCTGACCGATGCCGAGGCCGCGCTGCTGCTCGAGGCCGATGAAGAAATCGAGATGGAGGGCACGGATCGGTTCCTGCCCTCGATGGTCTGGTGGGACGCGCTGAAAGCCCCGATCCCGCCGCTGACCAAGAACGAGCCGATGGTGCTGGCGGCCGACGCGGCGGTGGGGCGCCAGACCGGGTATTCAGACTGTTTCGGGTTGCTCGGGGTCACTCGGCATCCAGATCTGAAGTACCGGCAGAGTCAGGTATTCATTCGCTATGTCAATAAATGGCAGGCGAGTCCTGGGCAGACAATCAATTTCAATGAACCGCGAGAGGAAATTCGGCGCCTCTGTCGAGAGTTCGACGTCGTGATGCTGGCCTATGATCGGCATGAACTTCATGACATGATGCAACAATTCTCCCTAGAAAATATCGTATGGACCGAGGACTTCGGTCAAGGATCATTACGATTAGAAGCAGATCGCCAATTGCTTGACCTGATCTTGGAAAAACGCATCTGGCACGATGGCAATGCGGACCTGCGCGAGCATATCGACAACGCGGACAAGAAGCTGGACGAGGACGGCCGACGGTTGCGGATCGTCAAGCGTGAAGACGCGATGAAGATCGACCTTGCAGTTTGCGCGTCAATGGCAGCAAACCGCTGTCTGTATCTGAACCTGTAAGAGCGGCGCCCCGGCGGGGTAGCCAGGGCGCCTAAGCTGAGGGCTCTCCAGTTGTTTGGAAAGCGGCTCAATTCTACATCAACTTCTTGCGCGGGCAACTCTATTCGTTGTACGATACTCAGCATGGTGAGATCTCGGCAGGCCCAGCGGCTCGGGAAGGCCTCTCCGAACAAAGGCACCCGCCGGGCCCCGCCTCGTATCTCGCGAGACAAAGACACCGCTCAGATCCTTTGTCCCTTCTGCTGGCCGCCGCATCCGATCACACCCGAGACCCCCGCGACTTGCGGGACGGTCTTAGAGCTCGTCGCCGCCCAAACGACCTATCGTGCTGTAGAATGCGCTCTGTGCCACGGGATCCAAGGTCAACTGGTGAAAGTCGGTGACCGGTACAAGCACGCGTTCGACTGCACGCCGGGGAAGACCATCTACACGGTTCCGCCTGACAAGTCCCGGGCCGCGGCCGCGATCTGGCACGCCCCGGCCTTCATCCACCGCTTCATCGCCAAACGCTGGGGCAAGGCCGCGGTTGAGTTGACTTCAGAAGGCAAGCGCACCGGCTTCGGCTGGGACATCGTGCGAAAGTATTCCATTGGCTAACGGTACTCAGACCAAGGCAGTCAACGCTCCGGCTCCGCCGCCTCCGCAGCGGACGCTGACCCGATCTGTTCAGCAGCCGCCGGTTTCGCTGGAGGCCGGTCCGGGCGGCGGCAATGCCTTCGTGTTATGGATGGCCTCGATCGCCGACACCTTCGAGGCCTGGGGCAAGAACGTCGTCAGGCGGGACATGGAACTCCGCGAATTCTGGCCGACCGAATCGTTCCTGGCCGGCGCGGTCTTCACCTGCGCGACTTCAAACGCTTCGCTGGAATGGGAACTCGACGGCCCGGATCGAACGGTCGAGGTCGTGCACGAGCTGCTCAACCAAGCCGACTTCGGCCGAGGCTGGCGGGAGTTCTCGGTCAAGGTCTCGCTCGACCTCTACACCCAGGACAACGGTGCTTTCGTCGAAATCATCCGGCAGACCAACTCCCCGGCCGCGCCGATCCTCGGGATCTCTCATCTGGATTCAGCCCGCTGCCAGCGCACCGGCGATCTGGAGTTCCCGGTCATCTACACCGACATCAAAGGATCTCGCCACAAGATGCCCTGGCATTCGGTCATCGCGCTGGCGGAGTTCCCGGCCCCGATCACGTCCATGTACGGAGTTCAGTATTCGGCGGTGACGCGGGTCCTGCGTTCGGCCCAGATCCTGCGCGACATGGAGATCTACCGCGGCGAGAAAGCTGGCGGGCGCTTCGCCGAGGCCATCTATGCGCTCGGCGGAGTGAAATCCCAGGACATCATAGACGCTCGAAATCGCATGGAAGCCCAGGCCGATAATCAGGGCCTAGTCCGTTATCTCGGTCCCTTGATTTTTGGCTCGCTCGATCCCGGTACAACGGTCTCGGTCGCCAAGATCGAGCTGAAGTCGCTGCCGGAGGGCTTCGATTTCGATCAGGAACTCAAGTGGTACATCTCAAGCCTCGCCCTTGGCTTCGGCCGGGACTATCAGGACTTCGCGCCGCTCCCGGCTGGCAATATCGGAACCGGCCAACAGTCGGAAGTCCTGCACATGAAAGCCCGCGGCAAAGGCCCGGCCGCCTTCATGCGGATGCTGGAGCAAGCCTTCAACTTCCACGGGGTCATGCCCCGGACGGTGACGTTCCGGTTCCAGGAGCAGGACATCCAGGCCGAGCAGGAAGAGGCGACTGTCAAGAAAACCCGAGCCGAGACTCGCAAGATTCAGATCGAGAGCCTGGAGATCTCGCCGGTGATCGCCCGCCAGATCGCGGCGGACGACGGAGATCTCAAGCCCGAATACTTGGAAGCGATCGGCGAGGGGGATGTGACTCCCGAGGAAACGGTCGAGGGGGAGGAGAAGCCTTCAGAGGAGACCGCGCCGGTCGAACCGCTCACGACTCCAGAAGCCGAGGCTCCTCCAGATACTGAAAAGGCAATGTTCCGTCAGTTACTCACGCGAGCCGAACAGTCTCCGCTCTTGAAGGAGTACCTGCAGCAGAGCGCGAGAGAGATCGCCCAAGCCCCGCTGATTGCCGGCCTGCGAAGCACGGTTCAGGAAAGCGCCGAGCTGTTCCAGGCTGGACTGATCGAGCTGGAGCAGGTCTTCGATGCCCGGATGAAAGGTCTCGAAGCCGAGGGCCACAAGCGGAGCGAGGCGATGGATCTGGCGGTCGGAAGCCTCGCCGCCGCGCTGAAGGATATGGAGACCCAGCGATCAACACAGCGTTCAGTCGAGGAGATCGCCGCCGACATTACTGTGGTCGAGCAAACGATCCTCAAGCGCAACCGCAAGGACCGGCCTACCGTCATCCGGAAAGTCATGGCCTCGGGCCGGGCTGAAGACTACAGAGTCATCTATGAGAACGGGAAGATCGTGAGACTGGAAAGGATGCCCTGACATGTCCAAGAAATTGATCGCCGCGCTCTTCGTCCTGATTGCGATTGCCTTTATCGGATTCCCCGCCCAGGCCGATCAACCGGTCCCAGAGTTCGCGCCGGGGCAGATCCTCGTTCGGTTCAAGCCCGGGCTACCGATCCAGGCCCGGGATGCCCATCTCAAACAGTTCGGGGCCTGGTATCAGTCCGAGTTCCCGGAGATCGATGTGACGATCGCCGGGGTCCGTGACGGTGAAGAGCTGGCCGTCATCGATCAGTTGGAAGGGACTGATCCCATAGTCTATGCCGAGGTCAATGGCTTGGTCTTCGCGGTGGAAACGATTCCGAATGATCCGCGCTGGGCCGAGCAGTATGGGCCGGTTCGGATCAAAGGACCCCAGGCTTGGGATCTGTCCACGGGAAGCGAGTCGGTCGTGATTTCGGTGATCGATACCGGGGTCGCTTGTAATCACGAGGATTTGGCGGGAAAGTGCGTGGCCGGATTTGACTTCGTGAACAACGATCCGGACCCATCCGACGACCACGGCCACGGCACGCACGTCGCCGGCATCGCGGCGGCGAATACGAACAACGGCCTCGGCGTGGCCGGGATGTGCTGGGCGTGCAAAGTCCAACCCGTGAAGGTGCTCAACTCTGGCGGAAGCGGGACCTGGGAGGCCGTGGCGGCGGGCAATGTCTGGGCGGCCGATAATGGGGCCGATGTGATTAATATGAGCTTGGGCGGCTCAGGCTTCAGCCAGGTCATGAAAGACGCGGTGGACTACGCGTACGGCAAAGGCGTGCTGATCTTTGCGGCGGCTGGGAATTCAGGCGGCGAAGGGGTGCTGTATCCCGCTCGCTATGACAGCGTGATCGCGGTGGCGGCGACGGATACGGCGGACAATCGAGCATCGTTTAGTACGACTGGACCGGAAGTGGAACTGGCGGCACCGGGGGTCTCAAACCTGAGCAGCGTTCCCACTGGCTCCTGCGGTCTGTGTGATCCGTCTGGCTATCGTTCTCTGTCGGGAACCTCGATGGCAACCCCGCATGCCGCGGGTACCGGAGGCTTGCTGTTGAGTTTCCGATCTACGCTGACGAATGCCGAGGCCCGCCAAGTCCTGCAGCTCACCGCGGCCGACAAAGGCGAGGCCGGGCGAGATAGGTTCTATGGGTTCGGATTGGTAGATGCCTATGCCGCGCTGACGTTCGGCGGAGAATTCCCGACACCGACTCCGACCTTGGAGCCGACTGAAACACCGATTCCTACGGATACCCCAGTCCCGACGCTGACTCCGACGCGCCAGCCAGGAACCGCGGTCTGCGGCAAGATCACGGGCGGAGTGACTTGGACGGCCTCGGGTTCGCCGTTCTATCTGACCTGTAATGTAGACATCAAAGGCGGCCTGACGGCAATGGATATAGAAATCCAATTGCGCGGATTTTCTCTGGCCGCTACTGGGACGTATTTTCTGCGCGTCCGGATGATTCCGTAGAATGGCCCATCCTGCTCGGGAAGCCCGTGATCGAGCGCAGTCAATCTGGCCTGGCGCCGCGGTTGTCGAACGTCGCCGCAACTCCATCAAGCATCAGCACCCCACGATCCCCAATAAGTTCATGCTTGATCTGGGTATTGGTCCAATGCACTTCGGGGTTGCTGAGAATCAAGAGATCAATAGCGCATGGCAACCGGGAATCGCGCCGTGGGACTTCCAGATGGTGCAGGCGGGCTACAATGCCTTCGCCCTCTCCAACTTCTCCTCCGGGCAGATCGTCAAGTACGTCCACACCGGGAGCGGAGAGAACATCGCTTTCCAACCCCAACAGCTCCAATACACCAATGACCTGAACCAGATTCAGGCCATTGCCAACCCGCAATCGGTGAATGCGGTCGTCCAGAATGAGGATGTCCTGTTCTGGCAGGGGGCCTTCGGAGCGGGATTTGACATCCGCTGGCAGGCGCAGACCGCCAGGCTGGACAAGCGGTTGGTCGTGGATCAGGCCTCCAGATGGCCGACTCCCACGGCGCAGATCATCGCGGGCGGGAATCCGGTCGCCAGATTACAGTTCATCTTCCAGGTTTCAACCGGCATCGACATCTTCGTGAATGATGTTCTGTGGACCCGCCAGCCGAATAGCATACGGGATACGCAGATCTATGTGGAGTTCCGGCTGCAGGGGACGGGCGAGGTTCTGTGGAGCTTCAACCTGCCACGGTCCAACGCTGCGCCGGTCGAGGACCAGGACCCGGATGAGCTGATCGGGATATTCAGGCTGCGTAGGACCGGACCCAACTTGTTTGTCGAGCACCGAATCCCGATTGCATGGATTCAAGCGGCGGACTATCCCATAGAAATTGACGTGACGATTGATGAGCAGGTGGGCGCGGGCAGTGATGATGCCTTCCAGCTCTCCGATGACAGCGTCACCACCACTAATGCTAGCTTCCTAGTCGATTCTACTGCGGAACACGGTGGTCAGCGGTGGACAACCGTTGCTGTGCCGACAGGTGCGACGATAGATTCGGCATGGATGAGCGTTGTTGTTAGTAATTCCACCTCCGATGAGCCACAACATCAATTACGTGGACAGTTGACTGCCAATCCGGCAACTTTCACGACTGGTAGCGACAATATAGATTCTCGAGCGAGGACTATTGCAACAGTCAACTGGAATTCAACGGATCTGGGGACTGGAACAGACTCAGAATGGCAATGGGGAGCTCCTAATGGCAGTCCTTCGTCTGGGGCCGATATTAAGACGATTATCCAGGAAATCATTGATCAAGGAGGCTGGGCGGAAAATAACGCGATCGTCCTGATCTTCGAACAGCATACGCTAGATGCTAGTAGAGATCTGGGAATTCGGCAATATGAGAATGACACAGCTCATGGTCCCAAGCTCCATATCGAATACACCGCGGCGGGTGGCAATCCTTGGTACGCTTACGCACAGCAATAGGATGAGACATGCCTGATCTGTGGATGGATGTCGATCTCGCGCTTTCAGAAGTGCCGGTCAACATCATGCCGTTATTGGATGACACGGATTTCAAGACTCGGGAGACAGGAATCACTTTCGATCAGGCAGGCATGGATCTGGTCTGGAACTTCATAACCACTGGCGGAGCGTTTACCCAAACCGCTGTGACTCCGACCACGGCTGGAAACTATGACTGGATCAACCAGGGTGATGGGATGTACACGATTGAGATCCCCGCCTCAGGCGGGGCCTCAATCAATAACGACACGGAAGGCTTCGGATGGTTCACGGGATTTGCGACTGGCGTTCTTCCTTGGAGAGGTCCGACCATAGGATTCCGTGCCTCAGCATTGAACAATTCTCTGATCGATGGAACGACGATTGATGTGAATGTGACTGCGATGGCTGCCAGTGTGGTGACGGCCGCCGCGATCGCCACAGATGCCGTTGACGCGGATGCCTTAGCTTCGGATGCCGTGACTGAGATCCGTTCTCTTGCAACAGGAACTTCAGACGCAGGCGGTTCGACGACAACGATGGTCGATGCAGCCCGGACCGAAGCCGATGATGTCTGGAATGGGGCTTGGATTCTGTTTACATCTGGTGCGGTTTCGGGTCAATGCCGACTGATCGTGGAATTCGTCGCGAGCACTGACACGATTACTTTTGCTCCCGAAACGACGGCCTCGATTGGATCGGGAATCACGTATGAAATCCTACCCAATGGAGCCGTTGATCTTCAAAGTTGGGTTGGGACAGCTAACTTTCTTCCGATACCTAATTCCTTGGTCAGTTCAAATGTGCCTGCTTTCGTTAATGGGATCGCTAATGACACGATCACCGCTGCTTCCATTGCTGCGGGGGCCATCACATCTTCCGAGGCTCCGAATTTAGATGCGGCTGTCTCCACTAGGGCTACTCCAGCTCAAGTCAATAGCGAGGTTTTGGATGTGCTTAATATCGACACTTTCTCCGAGCCAGGCCAGGAGGCACCACCCGCGACGACGACCCTGATCAAGAAGATCGGCTATCTCTACAAGTTTCTGAGGAACAAGATCACCCAAACTTCGACCACGCTCTCGATATTCGCCGACGATGCCGCGACGGTGGACCAGAAGGCAACCGTAAGCGATGATGCCACGACCTACACACGAGGCGAGATTGGGACCGGTCCATAATGCCGGACCTGGACACTACTAGCAAGCGCCGAGCCTCGGTGCAGATTATTGAGTCCTACAATCTGGCACCTCCCGCCCCGGACGGAACGATCTCGCAGCTCGACCGGCAACACATTGCTTGGACATATTCGGGCATCTCAGCCTTGGTAGCCGCCGGCGGCCAGCCCTTCATGAAGCGGACCCAAGGCATCCCGACCGGGCCGGGGAGCCGGGATCGCCCAGGGAGATGGAACTGATGGAAACCACCAAGGAACTAAAGATCGGCCAGGTTTACCTGATCCACCACAAGCGGAAAGGGACTTTCATTGCTCAGCTAATTGGCATCCAACAGGCATCCGCAGACGATGAGGCAGATGACATTTTCCTCAGAGTCAAGTACGATGTACGGCAAGGAACCTCCCAGGCCAACCTGGCGATCAGCCCGAAGGACCGGGTGCGGGTGAGTGGGCTCAGGCCCTCGCTGGTCATCAGCATGGAGCCGACCGAGGAGCAGAAATGGCTACGAGAGGTCAAGGTCCCCGAGGAAGATTTGCCGAAGCCCGATAAGAATCTGATGAGCCGATTGCGGGATCTGTTTGGTTAGGAAGATAATCTTCAGTCTGAATGGTTGAGCTTTTGAATTGCTTCGCGCATTCGCATTCTTTCAACGGCCTCTTCGTCAGAGACTATTCGCGAAGGTTCGCGGGAAGGGGAAGTGACAGATCAGGACCGTGTGTTCAACGAGCGAATTGCATTCCGCAGAGAGAGGCGACGCTGATGCTCTTCGGACGTGACTGCTGCACCTCTGTGCCTATTGAATTCAATGGCAAGCGTAACCTGCTGACGCTTGGCTACCATGAATGGTTCAAGTTGCTTGAGCACTTCAGCCGCTTTTGCGCCCGTCATTTTCCACTCGAAAGTCGAAGCATATTTGCTATTGATACGTCGCTTTTCCCGTATATGCCCACCAAAAAGAATATTGAGCACATCGAGCGGTTCCCGTTTCACTTGCCAGGCGCTCAGGCCCATTTGCAAATATCCGTTATTTTCCATGATCCATATAGAACCGTCTCCATCGATGAATCCCGCCGCCCACGAGAGCCATTCATGCCAAGTACGCTGGCCCGGAAGCTGCGCAATCTGTTTCGCATGTGCCTCATCCCCAAGATAAATCGTCCCATACAAGCGGAGTCTGGCATAGTGCTTCGTGCAAAGGCCATGACCGTGGACACGACGTCCGCAGTCAGGTACGGAGCAGAAGCGTATTGGTCTTGTCATAACCGGAATTATAACCGGGAATGGCAATGGCTAGGAGGGTAAAGCCATCGCAGATTGGCCGAGTAAAAGAGCGGCGGCGTTTACAGTAACTTTCCCCATCGATTAGGTGGCCCCGCCGTGAGAACGGCGGTGGAAAACCCTCTCTGATTATCGGGAACGGCTGAGATGTCTACCCGAGGCAAGCAGCGCAAGCGTGCAGCCGCAACGACTGAGTGAGAGGGCGCCCTTCGGGGCGGTGCGACAGTCTGAACTCCAGTGGAAATGAACCTGGAGAGGGAGGCCCGAAGCGGCTTCCCCGCCCGTAAGGGTCATTCAAGTAACAGATTGCTACGACAACGACGGAGACTTAGTGACTGCCGCCGCGGCGCTGGATTCAGAAGTAGACAAGGATGCTGGCGGCTTCATTGACGCCACGAATGAGGCGACCGAAGTCGGATCAAGCGGCATCTACAAGCTGCTGCTAACTGCTACCGAAATGACTGCTGACATCGTGACGACGATCACCAAGACCACCACCACCGACGCCAAGACCGCGGTTAACGTGATGTATACCGCGACCCGGCAGCTGATCGACTTGTCCTTCCCCACGGTCCCAGGCCGGAGCACGGACGTGACCGCCACGGGCGAGGTCGGGCTGGATCTGGACAATACGGCCGGTGCCCTCGGTACCGCGCAGTTTGATGCGGACTATTTGACGGCCGCTCTGATCGCGGCTGATGTGACCACCGAACTCCGAGCCCTAGTAACCGGGACTTCGGACGCCGGCGGAACATCGACCACCTTGGTCGATGCTGCGCTCACCCAAGCGGATGATGTATTCAACGGGGCCTGGGTACTGTTCACATCCGGCGCGGTAGCAAACCAGGTCCGGCTCATCACTGACTTCGATGCGGCGACGGATACCGCAACATTTGCGCCAGCGGCTACGGCCGCGATTGGGGCAGGCATTACCTACGAGATCCTCCCGAATGCTGGGGTCGATGTCCGTAGCTGGATCGGGCTGGTGACCGGACTGGTCACGCCGAATGCCTTGATCTCGGGCCGACCCGATGTGAACGTCGGGGCGATGCAGAATGACACAATCACTGCCGCCGCGATTGCTACCGCAGCTATCGACGCGGATTCCATCGCGGCAGACGCGATCGGGGCCTCGGAACTCGCTGCCGATGCAGTCAACGAGATTGCCGATGCCGTGCTGGATGAGGACATGACCGCTCATCAGACATTGGGAACACTTGGTCAGGCGATTGGTGATCCCGTGGCAGATACGACCACGATTTATCAATCCGTGGTGACTGATGCTGCTGGTGTGAACATTGCAGCCGACATCGTGGCTATCGAAGGTCAGACAGATGATATTGGCGTGGCTGGCGCCGGGCTTACTGCGATCCCGTGGAACGCCGCTTGGGATGCGGAGGTCGAGAGTGAGGTCAACGACGCACTGGATACCGCGATTGCCGAACTCTCCCAAGCAATCCCAACCGCTACGCCGACCGTCCGGACCGCCTTGATGCTGCTCTATATGGCACTGCGGAACCGGCTAGACATCGATACGACCGGGGCCTCCGACTTCAAGGAGATCTACAACGATGCCGGAACGGTGATCGCCAAGAAGACGCTCACCGATGATGGTGCGACCTACTCCGAAGCTGAAATGGTCGCGGGTCCGTAATGGCTCTGGATACTGCCGAAAAACGGGCTTCGGTCGTTTCCCTAGCGTATGCAGCTCCTCCTACCGTCACTCCTAATGCAAGTCATGATAGCGAGTGGCGGCAGGAGGCTGGCTGGGGATATTCCGGGATCAGCGTGACGGCGGTTGGGGGCCAGCCGGTCATGATCCGGATGCAGGGGATCCCGACCATGCCCGGCTATCGGGACCGCCCAGGCAAGTGGAATTGATGTGGCGCTTGATACTGCTGAAAAACGTGCTTCCGCGGTCTCGCTCAATCCAGGAGCACCCCCCTCTCCAACTCCTAACGCGCTCTTAGATCAGGAATGGCGCCAAGAATCCGGATGGGCCTATAGCGGAATTCTGGTCGGAGTTGGCGTTCCGCCAGCTCCGATTCCTCCAGCCGAAGAAATCGCAGCAGATGCCGTTGGCGTTCTATTTCTGCCAGGCATCGACCGTCGGCGCTACATCCGCTGGGAACAGGAGATCCTGGCCTTCTGGGTCGAGTATTTCGAAGAGATCCTGGATCTCTCCGAGGCCCAGGCCCGGCTCAGAGCCCAAGAAGTCGTCGCCGCGGCTAGTCAAATGCCGGACGAGGACCCCAAGGACTTCTGGCTCCGGTATTTCCGGCGAGTTCGCCAGCTGGAGGCCCGCCGACTGATGATCGAGCTGGACGATGAGGCGTTGCTCGTTCTGACCTCATGAGAGACCCATCCTTTGCCGTGATTGAATCTGCGCTACAGCTCCTGATCATCTCTGATCCGCAGAGCAAGCAGTTGATCGGTGAGCCGGGCCTGGCCGAAGAGGAGACCGAGGAGTACCGCCGGAAGCTGGTGGCGGTCCTGATCGCCTGGATCGCGGCCTATTCCGTGCTCTCGCTCTCGGACGAGGCGGCGATCGCGACCGCGCTGGTGGACCTGGAAATCCAGCTCGACCAATTGGCCCGCAAAGAATTTCCCAACGCGTTCAAGCTGGGGTTCGGAACCGGGTCCGGGATTGCTCAAGCCGTCGCGCTCGCGGCGGCCTTGAACCTCAACTCCGGGTTTCTAATCAGCAGCCTGCTCCCCTACATCGGAGCGGATCTCAGTGATCCAGAAACCGCGGGCCTGACGCTGGGCCAGCTCGCTGAGTCCCGCGGCTCGGCGTGGGCCAGCCGGGTCGGGTTGTACACGGGGGCCTACTGGACGGCGGTGTGGCTGGGAGTCCAGGAATCGATGCGCGAGAGCTTGCAGGCGGACACGGTTCCGGTGCGGCGCCTGCTCGATCCCGGAGCCCAGCACTGCGCGACCTGCCCGCCGAAGGCCCGAGAGTATGGCTCATGGAATGAGATGCTGGCCCTGACAGGCGGTCTGCCGGCGGATGGATCGGATCAATGCCACTGCGTCACGACTCCCAATTCCCGCATTCTGACAAACAGAGGCCAAATACCGATCCGCGACGTGTTAGTCGGAGATCAAGTTTTCACCCACCAGGGCCGTTGGCGTACTGTCTTGGAGACGATCATCAGCTTTTCAAGACCCATACACCGACAAGCCTGGCTCTTAGCTCCCAGCGGTGAATGGGTCGGCTGCACATCGGATCATCGGTGGTTTACTCAGTTCGGATGGAAGAGGACGGATAGCGTAGCAAATAAGCGACTGTCGGTGTATACTTTGGGTCATGTCCAAAATCTGTACGCGATGCGGAACAAACTATCGCAAGGATCGTCAGTCAGACATCTGCACAGCTTGTTCCCAGGTTTGTCATTGTGGAAACAAGAAAGACTTTCGCGCGGACGAATGCTTGAGTTGCGGCATGTCCCGCAAAGCCAAACTTCAATGGCGGAACATAAATCAACGCAGACGTATTCTGGGCAGTATTCGAAAGGCGGGCATTCAGCGCAGGAGGACTTTCGACGGCCTCAGAGCGGAGCACTTTCGGAACAAGAAATTGGATGGACGGATATATGCTCTTTTTTGGGATGGCGCGAAAAGAAGAACGATCTACCGTTATCAATGGGTTTGGATTATGGCACACGGCCCCATTCCCAAAGGAATGGCTATCCATCACATCAATCACGATCCAACGGACGATCGCTTAGAGAACCTGAGGCTTCTGACGAGTTCCGAGCACGCGAGATTTCATCCTCGGCCGAATATGAGAGTGGCTCATCGTTGCGTCATCTGTGGCAAGGAGTTCTGGAAACGACCTCGGAAGGAACGCCCCAACAAGTATTGCTCACTGGAGCACTACTGGCAGGGACTCCGCTCTACGATCTCCGCGTAGAGGAGGATCACTCTTTCATTATCGAAGGCTTGATTTCACACAACAGTAATTGTAGATGTCAGCTAGAGCTATTCTTAGAAGACGAATGGGTCCCCGTTGGCTGACATCAAGTTCATTCCGATCCTGCCCAAAGTCGCCAAACTGATCGACCAGGCCCGGCTCCAGCGTGAACTCAAGGACGCGCTGGACCACACCGCGAACATCGTGCGGGATGACTTCCAGAAGACGGTAAAGACTTGGGAGCATCAGCCGACGTTCCGCAAGGACGGGCCGCGGTTGACGGGAACTGGATTGGAGGTTTCGGTCTCTACGAATCAGGAGGCCTACACCTACGTCACCCGAGGAACGCGCCCGCATCTGATCCGGCCCCGGCGAGCGCGGAGGCTACGATTCCAGACTGGTTTCAAGGCCAAGACCCGCCCGCGGGTGATCAGTTCTCGGGCCGGCGGGGCCTCCGGTCCGGTCGCATTTGCCCGGGCGGTCCAGCATCCCGGAACCCAAGCCCGGGACTTCGACATTGAGATCGCGAGGCGGCGGCAAAAGAACCACGAGAACCTGATCCGGCTCGCGGTCCGACGATCTCTCCGCTTGACGTAGGGAAGGGAAACTGTCTACAATGGCGACCAAACGCTTCGCGAACGTCCCGGCAGATAAGCAAGCAGCGATGGAACGCTGCGTGTTGGATGTCAAGAAGCGGAGCGGGTTGCCCAAAGATCGGGCGATTGCGGTCTGTTACTCCAGTGTGGTGGGCGGCAAAGACCTGGAGTATCTGATCGACAAGGAGTTGAGCTTGAACGCGAAAGAACGGCGCAAGCAGCGGCGGCTAGAAGATCGGCGATTGAACCGCGCCATGACCAAGCAGGAGAACGGCGAACCCCTGAGCCTAGACGATATGCGGATCCTCGCGGAAGATGAGCCGCTGGATCAGAGCGTCAGCCAGGAAGAGGCGGCCGCCGAGATCGCGGCGGCGCTGACTGGGAAAGACCTCGACAGCCAACCGATCCGGGCTGCTGATCCCGGTGACATCATGAGTTTCGTGCGTCCCACCACGACAATGGCAAAGGATGTGGTTGCGCCAGCCGGCCCTCTTACGGCCGTCATTGACGACAAGATGTATCACTATCCCGAAGAGGCCCATAGCTCTCATAATCCCGACTTACCCGCGAACGGGGCCACGACGTTCGATGAACTGGACTCCTATCGCGACGCGCTCCACGAAGCTCGGGCGATCCGGGACGTGACCGGAGATTTCGAAATGCTGGTTGGGAACGTGCTTGCCAAGAGCGAACCCGGCGAACTCGGGGATCGGATCGTGTCTCTCGGCGAGGAGATGAAGACCCGGCTGGAGAATCCACCCGAGGAAAAGAGCGCGCAGGACAGCGGGTTCTTATCGAAGATCAAGGAAGCTTTGCAGAAGGCCAAGATCACGCGTGCCTCGATCAATGACTTGCCGGATTCCGACTTTGCCTACATTGAACCGGGCGGCAAGAAGGACGAGGACGGTCGAACAGTCCCTCGTTCACTGCGTCATTATCCGATCCACGACGCGGCCCACGTCCGCAACGCCCTAGCCCGGGCCTCCCAGCAGATGAACCGCGGCGGGAAGTCGGCGGAGATCGCCCGTAAGGCGATGCCGAAGATCAAGACCGCGGCCAAGAAGATGGACATCGGGGCTCCGGCAGAAGGCAAATCCTCGGGCTTCCGGGTCGAGAAGGCCCTCGACGGATCCTGGCGCTGGTTCGGATGGGTCTCCAATAAGTTCCGGGACCGCGATGCTCCGGCGGAACCGAAATTCGGGGGCCAGATCCTGAGCGAGGCCGCGCACAAGGAATTCGTGGAGTGGGCGACCGCGGATCCGAAGCGGATGCCCGAGCTCTGGCCCTGGCACACGAAAGAAGGCGCCCACGATCTGCCGGCGGACTGGATCGACTACGCCGACGGCTTCCTGATGATGAGCGGGGCCCTGACCGTGAAAGAGGCTGAGAAGCTCCAGCAGCTCGCGGCGAAATACGACCTCGCCATGAGCCACGGACTGATCAATTTCGATTACGATAAGACCAACGGAGTGATCCGGAAGTACCGCACGTTCGAGGCCAGCTATCTCCCGAGGGAGCACGCCGCGAACGAATGGACGGACATCGAAACTCTACAGAAGGAGATAGCCAACATGGGATTCAATCCTGCACGGCGCGGTTTCCTGGTCGAGGCCCTCGGCGAGGAACGGGTCAAGAAACTGGAAGGCGAGACCGAGGGCCGGGGCAAGGCGCTGGAGGGTCTGGGAGTGGAGTACAAGGAACTCTCGGACACGCTGGAGCGCCTGGCTGACAACGGCGAAGAGGAAGAGGCTGGCGGTGACGGTCCGGGGGACTCCCCGATCAAGGCCGTGGACGTAGACCAGATCGCGGCCGCGGTCGCCGAGAAGCTGGAGCTGAAAGAGATGAGCCAGTATCTCAAGGACCAGTCCGAGGCGATTCTGGCGATGGGCAAGGCCCTCACCGCGCTCGCGAAGACCGACGATGAGAAGGTCGCCGAGACCCTCCGGCCGCGAGCGGATGTCAAGGAGTTCATCCCCATCTGGTCGAGGCGGCTCTCGCAGGCCAAAGAGACCGTGGTCGATGAGGATAAGCCCAAGGACAAGGAACTGGTCGAGGCCAAGCCCGGGCCATCCAAGCAGTCTTGGGTGACGGAGACCTTTGGGCCTCCGCAGAGCGAAGCTGCCGCCATCCCGCGCTGAGCGCGGCGTACAACCAATCCGAGAATCTGAAATGAGGTGGACTCATGTTCCCTAACGCGACACAAGAGCAAGTCACCGAAGCCCTGAAGCAGCTCATCTTCAATGGAGGTTCGCTTCAGCGAAAGGTAACGGCCTCGGGAACCCCGGTAGGGCCGTACATGCACGGCCCGGGCGGGCTGTTCGGCGTGGAGGGTGTCGAGCGCGACCTCTTCCATACCCGGATCTCCCCGAATGGACTGGCGGCAGTTCTCCCGACCTTCGCCAGCCAATTCACGCATCCGCTCTTCGGTTACATCACGGGCTTTCAGGACGTGACCGGGACCGTGCCGGTCAACGTCTGTGATGACCCGGAGACCGCCGGCCAGATCAAGAGCTGTTTGCAGAGCGCTCCGTTCGGCCGCTACTCGTTCATGAGTCGGGAGCTGGAGATCAATCGGATCGGGCAGCTGATCAGCCGCGGGGAGTTCAATGACCTGCGGCTCCTGAACGATCCCCTGGCCCCCGAACTCGGAGCCTCAATCTTCCCGAATCTGTCGGGGCAGGCGCAACTGGCGGCCGGGGCAGAAGTGCTGGCCCGGATGCTGGAGCTCGGAGTCGCGTTCTCCAACCGGCTCGGGCGCCAGACCTATGTCGGGACTCCCGCGAATAACAGCGCCGGCGGTGGATACGAGGAGTTCCAGGGCCTTGATGTCCTCATCGGGACCAACAAGGTCGATGCGATCACCGGCCAGGACTGCACCAGCCTGCATTCCGATGTCAAGAACTTCAACTACACGCTGGTGAGCGACTCGGCGGCCAGCCCGGACATCGTGCGGGTGATGACGACCATGTGGCGATTTGTCAACCACATCGCCCAATCGACCGGTCTCAATCCGGTGCGCTGGACCTGGGTCATGCGGACCGCGCTGTTCTGGGAGATCACCGACATCTGGGCCTGCGAGTATTACAGCTACCGCTGCAATACGACCGGGAACGAGCGGCTGGTGATCAACGGCCCGGATCAGGTGGCCCTCCGCGACGCGATGCGGAATGGCAACTACCTGCTGGTCGATGGGGTTCGGGTGCCGGTGATCCTGGATGACTTCATCCTGGAGGAAACCGAAGCCGATGCCGCGGCGATCAATGCAGGCCAGTTCGCGAGTGACATCTACCTAGTTCCCCTGACCGCGATGGGCGGGACCCCCGTGACCTTCTGGCAGCACTTTGACTATCGGGCCGGGGCGACCCAGGCGATGGTTCAGGGTCGGCTCACCAATCAGTTCTGGACCGACGATGGCATGTATCTGTGGACCTGGGACAACGTGAACTACTGCGTGGTCTGGGAGTCCAAGATCGAGCCGCGGATCGTTCTGAGAACCCCGCAGATCGCGGGCCGGATTCAGAACGTGCGGTACGAGCCGCTGCAGCACCCGCGGGACGTCCATCCCGAGGATCCGTACTTCGTGGATGGTGGAGTAACGTCTCGGCAGGCTCCAAGTCTGTACTACGACTATCAGTAGAAACTCCGTAGGTTGTCTGGAGCCCGAGGCGTGCTACAATGCGCCTCGGGCTTCTTTTTGAACCGACCCGACGCACAAAGTTCCTCGCGTATTCGCTGGAGACGGTTTCGTAGCCGCCTTAGTCTTTGGCTCTCTCTCCCGTTTGAACTCCTAATAGAACTTTGGGATCGCCTCACTGGCGCCGACGCGGGCTATGAGAACTGCTGGTGGGACAAATGAGCAACCAGCCGACCGAGGACGAATGGCTGGATCTACTGAGGCCGTTCGATCCGTGGAACCGACGGGCATTGCTGGGGATCTTTGCGCTGTTCGGGATTCCGCCCTCGCTACTCGACATCGGAAGCGGGACCGGGGCGATGGTCGAATTCGCTCGGTCTTTGGGAGTCGATGCGGTCGGGGTCGATCAGATCGCCCGGCCCCCCGATTACCGGACTGACCTCGCGACCCCGCTGGATCTCGCCCGCCAGTTCGCGTATGTGCTGTGCCTTGAGACCGCCGAGCACATTCCTGAGATCTATGCCGATACCTTCGTCGCGAATATCGCCCACCACGTCATCGAGGGCGGACTCCTTATTTTCAGCGCAGCCTCGCCCGGTCAGGCTGGGAACGGGCACGTGCATCTGAAGGGGGCCGATTACTGGCGGACGATGTTCGATGGTCGGAGGCTTCACTACCGCGAGGATCTGACGATCAAGCTCAAGCTCGCTTGGCTACTGATTCCCATGCCCATGATGTGGCTCGCCGCCAACTGCCAGATCTTCTCAAAATCAATTCAGGAGACCTCAGCCTGATCCTCGTCCGTACTCCGCTGCGGGTCAGCTTCGCCGGCGGGGGCTCGGACCTCACGGCCTGGCTGGAGCGGGGTGAGGCCGGGGCGGTCGTCAATGCCGCGATCGGGGTACACATCTACGTCACCCTGAGCCGTCATTGGCATCCGAATCGCATCCGGCTCAGCTACAGCATGACCGAGGATGTGGATCGGCTGGAGTACCTGAGCCATGATCTCGTTCGAGAGGCGATCCAGCTGACCGGTGCGGGCATGGGGCTGGAGATTACCAGCGTTGGTCAGATTCCGGGGAAGGGCTCAGGTCTCGGCTCCAGCAGTAGCACTACCGTCGCGGTCCTCCATGCACTGGAGACTCATCTCGGCGGCAGACCGTCGCCGATGTGGCTGGCAAACAGCGCGATCGATATTGAGCTGCTTCGCCTGAAGCAGGACGGCGGCAAACAGGACCAGTATGCGGCGGCGTTCGGGGGCGTGAATTATCTGAGCTTCGATCCGCACGGCCCGATCGGGATTGAACGCTTGGATCTCCCGGTTTCTACGCTCGATCAGATGAGCCGCTGGCTCCCGCTCTATTACACCGGCATCCACCGCCAGGCTCGGGATGTGCTGAAGGATGCCTCGGACCGGATTCGCAAGAATGCCCGCACGGCCGCCGAGACCCGGGCGATTGCCGGTCTTGCGAGCCAGGCCCGGGAAATGCTGATCGATGGGCGAGTGAAGGATCTTGGCTATGTGCTGGACGAGTCCTGGCAGCGCAAAAAGCGGCTCTCGAATCAAGTATCCTCAGAGGATCTGGATATGGTCTATGATCGGGCTTTGCAGGCCGGCGCCACGGGCGGGAAGCTATGCGGAGCCGGGGCGGGCGGGTTCTTTGTGTTCTGCGTGCCAGAGGATCGCTTAGAGGCGGTAGATCACGCGACCAAGATGCGGCGGATTCATGTGAAATACGGGGTTCCTGGCAGTGAAGTCGTGTATCGGGATGAGCCGGATTTCTGATGCCTGAGAACGAGTGGCCGCGGATGGCGGCTTGTCTCCTGACCTACCAGCGCACCGAATATGCGGTGCGGACGGTGAATTCCGTCTGCGACCGGCTGAAGTACCCGAATCTGGCTTGGTACGTTGCTGACGACGGCTCCGATCCGCCGCACTTCTTCAGCGTCCTTGCGGCCTTGGAGCGGAAGGAAGCGACGGTCTTCGGGTCTCATTCTGAGAAGTTGGGCGCGGGCAAATCTTGGAACCGAGCGGTTCAGCAAGCTCTAGAGCATTGCGATCTGCTGGTCAATTTAGAAGATGACTGGGAGTTGGCGATTGACTTAGACGTGCGCCCGTTCGTCAAACTCTTGCTTGAGAAAGATGAAGCCGGGATGATCCGGTTGGGCGGCCTTCCTGTAGGGTTGGATCTTCATTCGGTCGGGTACGATGGAATACACTATCTGCGGGTGGAACCCACAACCTCCTATCAATGGAGCGGAAACCCGTCGATTCGGCATCGGCGCTTTGCAGAATTCTATGGTCCATTTCCCGAGGGCAAGAGTCCAGGCGATACGGAAGTCGCCTACGATGCTCAGGTGCGAAAGAAGCCAGGCGGTCCAGAAATTTGGTGGCCGCTTCAGATCGGAGGCTATGGTGTCTTCTCCCATATTGGAGCTAACCAATCTTATTGAGGGTGATCTAAAAAAGTTTCAGCGTCGCTTTTGGTCGAAGATCAGGATTCGAAATTCTGATCAGTGCTGGGAATGGATTGCTGCTCATCATTCATTTGGTTATGGAGTATTTCGTATCGGTAGTAAAGCCAAAGGCACAGCCTGCAATGCAAAGGCTCATCGCATGGCCTGGTTATTGACGAATGGTCCAATTCCGCCAGGTCTCCATGTACTTCATCGTTGTGATAATCCGCCTTGTTGCAATCCAGCCCACCTCTATTTGGGCAATGATTGGGCTAACCAAAGAGATCGAGTAACAAGAGGCCGTGGAAATACCGGGAGTAAGCATCCCGCCGCCAAGTTAGATGAGCGACAAGTCAGAGAAATCAAGCAACGACTTATTGATGGAAAAATGCAGAAAGAGGTTGCGAGGGATTTCGGAATCAGTGTGCAAGCCATGAACGGAATCTGGAAGGGTCGTGTTTGGAGGCACGTTCTTTGGCCGATTCCTTACGGATAATCTTATGCGCGTTGTCTGTACCGGCAGTAACGGATTTATCGGCCGCCATACGGTTCGCCGCCTGATCGAGGCCGGGCACCGGATCCTCGGCATTGACCGTAATCTGCCGGCCTACACCGGCGATCCCTTCGGGGCCTACAAGCCGATGGCCTGGGACATCACGGATTATGCCGGGATGGAGACCGCGTTCAAACGATTCCGGCCGGACGCGGTGCTGCATCTCGCAGCGAACGCCAGTCTGCAACAGAGCATCGAAACGCCTTTCTATGATGCCCATCACAACATCTTCGGGACGCTCTCGGTCCTGCAGGCCGCCCAGCGATCCGGCTGCAAGCGGATCGTCCTGGCCTCTACCTCGGCGGTCTATGGCCCGAAGGAGGACGGCTTGTATCTGGAGACTGATCTGGTCGCCCCGCAGTCTCCTTACGGGGTCTCTAAGGCCGCGGGCGAGATGTACTGCGCGTGCTCAGGTCTGTCCTGGGCTGCCCTTCGCTATGGCAACGTCTACGGCCCGGGCCAGAAGCCGCTCGGTGAGAACATCCTGATCGCTCGAGCCTTGGCCCACATGCTGGATGGGATTCCGTTCCAGATCAACGGCGACGGAGAACAGATTCGGGACTGGATTTACGTCAAGGACGTGGCCGAGGCGAACCTGAAAGCCCTGGAATCCGAAGATCAGGGCGCGTTCAACATTGCGACCGGCCGCGGGGCCTCGGTCAATCAGATCATTGACGAGCTTGGAACCGTCACAAGCCATGCCGATCCGATCCCGTTCGGGCCCGCGAAGCCGGGCGAGCTCCAGCGGGTCGTGATGTACATCGGACGGGCACGAATGAAACTGGGCTGGGAGCCTCAGACTGCGCTCGCCGAGGGCTTGGCCGAGACGGTCCGGGCCTGGAAACTCGAACGGGCCGAGCAGGAGCAGCCTGAGACCGCATGAAAGTAGCCGTGGTCCCAACGTGGACGAAGCCGGATAATGCTGACGGTGGCATTAGGAGACTTATTGAAGCGGCTTGGAAATACCTGCCGCAATTTGACATTGAACCCGTGATCGGTTGGCGTGAGGCTGATGTGGTGTGGACTCATGGGACGATGGCGGTCGATATGCCTCCAGATCGACCGATTGTCTCGACCTGCCACGGATTGATGTGGTCCCGTTACGAGTGGCCTGCATGGGCTCATGAAGTAAACCGTGAAGTCGTGCGAGCGATGGCCCGCGCCCAGTTTCACACCGCGCCGAGCGAGTGGGGCGCCAAAGCTCTCCGGCGCGGG